GCCAAGTGCTGTCGCCTTGTCACCAGTTACAACATTACCCTGTCCACTTGCAAGTCCATAATTCCCCGTGACAGTATTCTGCGTTCCGAAAGATGCTGACCCCATACCGCTTACAACATTCTCTACACCAAAAACAGATGAGGCCTCTCCGCTTGCGATATTCTGTGTACCACCGACAAAGCTATATGCACCCTCATCATTCCTCGTACCGCTTCTCAGGCCAAACGTATAAGATGGCAACACTGGGTCTGAAATTGGCATAGATACAGATATCTGTGCATTTTGGAACTGAACGTCACTGCCCGAACTGAAATAGAACGTCATGGCAGTATTGTTGCACGAATACGATACTTGGCAAGCAATAGTCACATATCCCCTGTTGAACATCATTCTAAACGATTGCCGAAACTCATCTTGGGTCGGGTCATCTGGGTCGTACTGATAGCTGACTTTAAGTTCCTTGTTCTTTGTCTGCCCTAGGTATTCAACAATGGCATTAACCGTAAATGTAATAGTGGCATACGTTGCAGGTATACGCTGCGAACGATACCCCACGCTCATAGTCGCCTTATTTGAAGATGTATTCTCGATAATGCCAGTCGTTTCGGAAATGATCTGAGTACCACTGTAATCGCCAGTCACAATGCGAAATGTTTCAAGTCCTGTGTCCGTGATGCCCGTTACGCCAACGTTATTCAGCATAAGTCGGCTCGTTGCCTCGTTGCCAAGATAGCAGCCACTTGCGGTAAATGTGGACAATTCCGTCAGTCCATCTCTGACCGCTACACCGTTCGAACGGATAAGCGTATTCCCCCCACCATTGGTCGGGTCAGCTAAAAAGTCTTCTCTCGGAATCTCGGTAATATGTGCGCCTGTGTCAGATCCTTCCTGTGTGTGCCAGAAGTACTGATTGGTATTCCCTGCGATTCTGGAAGCCGTCTCTGCCACCTGCCTGACCTTCTCGACAACTTTCCGCACCGTACTAATCTGCCGAACAGCACCAGTCGCGACCGTGTCATCCGTAGGCGGCGCAGTGGCATTGCCCACAAGCCAAGCAGACCCGCCACCGACACGGAGCTGCACAGTGTCGCCGGCCTTGGCGTTTATGGTCAGCCTCACGGGTGTCTCGTCCACTCCGCCGGGAATGTGTACCCATGCAGTCGAGCCCTCGATGCGCCTGACAGTGGCCGTGGTGTCGTAGGCCTTTGTACGCGTGTCCTGTTGGGCGTCCAATATGTTCTTGAGGATGTCGAAGTTTGACATAGTATCCTCCAACGAAAAGAGGCCCCTATGCGAGGCCTCTGGTTGATAGTTATGCTGCCGTAAAAAAAAATTACGGTCGTTGACTAAGTTGTTGACTAACCTTTGACTAAGTGTTGACTAAGTTACATTGCCTTTCGCAGTTAAGGTTTTCTGGACTCGTCCATACTTACCACACGTCCGAAAACGCCGTCTTTCACCGTCAGTCCGCAAACCTCGGAGGGCATGGTTGTCATGAAAAGACTGCTTTATCTGCCTTACTTACACCATCGTTCCCATATAAGGGATGAAAGCAAAAGGCAGAATAAACCTATCCAGAAATCCATCATTCCTCGCTCACCTCTTCAGGTTCATTTACTCCTTGTATATCTGCTCGGAAGTCCGTGCACCATATCCGAGGCTGATAGACTGGCTCTGTACTTTATACAGCCCGTCGAGGCCCTGCTCCCTGTAGTGCATCGAAACGAGGTCGCCGGGGTAAACGTCCGGCAGATAGCGCCTTGAATATGTCGCGGTCTGCTTGACCTGCTGGGCTTCTTTGAGCTTCCGCATGGCGTATTCTGCGACGGTCTCGTTTGTGGCAAGAGCCACGCCCGTCTCACGCTTCCAGACCTCTCTGCCCCTGTTTTCAATGGAGAAGATGCTCTCCGCGTCCTCGTCCCTGGCTATGCCGGTGACGTCGCCGGAGACGGCCATATAGACATTCGGACACGAATACCAGTCAGCAGATACCTTTATCTTTGGCTCGATCATGTCGTTTCCAAGCGGGTCGAATATTGCCGAAGCCTCCGAAGCCGTAGGCACAACGTTAATCGTGCCGTCGCCCTCGATGCGAAGCCTCCATCCGATCGCGGTCAGGACCCTGTCCACCATGCTCAGATGCGTCTCGCCATCCTCGGCGATAATCGAAGCCGAAAGGACCGGCGAAGCGTCCGCTACGGTCACAGGAGCAGGAGATACGGACAGGAGGCTCTTCACGAGCGCCCCTCCGTTCTGCCCTGCGCTTGCGTACCATCCGCGCTGGAGCATAACATCCTCGGCGGGCTTGAGCACTGAATAACACGAGAGCGTGTTGACAAGCAGAGAGCCGTTAATGTCGTCATCTGGTGACGTTGCGAGCCCTGTGAATATCGCCGCGTGTGAATTGCCCCCGCTTGCCTGTTCCGCGTCCATATAAACGCGGATCCATTCCTCGACGGGGATCTTATAATCTATACAGGTGATGTCGGCGGACTGGCGCTTACCCGTAAGCTCACGCTTTATGGTCCCGCCTGTCAGCTCTATCACCCCAATGTCGCGCCAGGTGGCCGGATCTACCCGGCAGGCATAATATTTGGCGGAATATCCTTTACCCCAATCGACCATATTATTCGCCCTCCGTTTCCTGCCATTCCGCGAGGGTCATGCCTTCATATCCTTCGGGATCCACCCGCGTGATCGTGAGCGTAAATGCTGCGATCTTGTGTGCAGTATCCTGCGAATAGGACTCACTGACCTGCACATCTGCAGCATAACTGCTGCCGTCCTTCGTGCGGACATGGCAGACCCCGGGGTAGACCGCGAGCCTGCGCATCTCTTCGATCGTCTCCACATCATCCGTTACCACATTTGCCGCAAAGGATCCTGTTCTCGACACAGCCTGATTCCAGTCCCCCTGAATGGACCCGCCGAGGTATTTGGTCTCGATGAAGTCTTTTTTCCAGGTGTGGCTCAGATCTACGTCGTACTGCAGCATCACGCGGCCTGTGCCGAACTCGATGATATTGTAATCCGTATCGATTTCAGAATTATAATCTGTCCACGCAAGGGTATTGTCCTCGGTGATATAATCGCCGTTTGCCGTCCTGAACACGAGCCTGTGCCCGCCGAGCTCTCCGATAGTCGGATACGGGTCGACATACGTCGTGCCAAATTCTGCATTAGGATAGATCAGCTCGGGCCTGTCTACGGATAGACGATAGATGTCGCACGTATCTGTCAAGAGTGCACCCTCCGGCGCTACGGGCGTGATCTGCGTCACGAGGTTGGTCGTGTCGACCGTGACCGTCGCCGTCGGAATGAGCGCCTGATGCGTCCAGTGAACCTCGAAGAGCTGCTCCGTCTCTGCGCTCTGACCGAGGCCGTCCTGTACAGTAGCGATAAGCCGATACAGGGCACCGTCGTCCAGATGGCCCGTGAGGTCGTCCAGATCGATGCTGATGGCGTCCTCGCCAATCTGTGAGTAGATCAGCACCGTCTCACCCTCGAAGCCGTTGTAGTCGCGCTCGTCGGGCCTGATCATGTGGTATGCCTCGGCCCGCTCGATGATCACGCGCGTTGTGCCGCCCTCGTCTGCGCCTGTGACGGTCAGCGTGAGCGGAAGCTCCGTAAGTGACATCACGGTCCGTGTCAGGTCCTCGTCCTCGGTGATGGTCTGCTCTACCAGTGAGGTGCTTGTGATCGCGATCTCAAGCGGCTCTGCCACCGTCACCGATGCGGCCTCACTCCAATCGGACTGCTTGCCCGATGCGGATGTGACCCTCACGGCGAGGTCGTAGGTGTTGCCGTTTGTCCACTCGGCATCTTCGGCGCTGATCGTGATGTACTGCGCCGTCTCGACCTCTGCGAGCTTTGTATAGACGCCGTCCGCCACCGTTGCAAGCTCCGCAGAGGCCTGTGTCGTGCCGTCTGAGCTCGCAAACGACCACGAGGCGGTAACACTGCCGTCCTCTGTGATGACAGCACTGGAGAGCGCCAGAATAGGTACTGTCGGGGCGCTGGAGAGGTCGACTGCTACGATGTCGGAGTAAGCGCCATAGGTCGTGCTGTCTCCGGAGCCGGATGCGAGCCTCACTCTGATGTACCACGTTTTGCCCGTGTCCAGTCCGCTGATGTTCCACGCGTTTGCGTGCGTGTTGTCAATCTCGTATGTGCTCGGCCCGTCAGTGCTCTCCCATGCGTCCGCGTGGTCTGCCCAGCTCAGTTCCGCGACTGTAGCGTCTTCCCAAGCCCAGTCAAATGTGACGCGGACTGTGCCTGTGATGTCCGTAGACACTGCCGTGACAGATGTCGGGGCAGCGGGCACCGTACCTCCGTAAGTGACCAGCGATGATTTGAGCGTAGCCTTTACAGCATAACTGCTCACGCCGTCCGCTCTGGTGGTAGCCGTATAGCTTCCGACCACGGCGTACACGCCAAATTTGATAGCCGTCGCGTCGCTCCATTCGGGGCACTGTACTGTGATGCTCGTCTCGCCGTTCGGAATGATTCCGATGACAAAGCCGTTCGGGTTAGCCGTAGTCATGTATTTGACCGCGAGGAACGCCCCGGGAACCGCGCTGTTATTGGTCGCGGTCACCGTGGCCCTGTAGGTCGTGTCGTCCGTCGTCACAGACAGGTTGCTCGGTGCGGTGAGCTCGCCCGCTATGGCCAGCGCCGCCACTCCGTAGGTCGTGTTGCGGTCGTGTACCGTATTAATTCTCACGAACATGCACTGATCAGCGCTGACGCTCGAATCAACCGAAAAAGCCGTAGCGTCGGACCCGTCCTTATATGCCAGCGTCATAGCATCAGTCCACGATGCCGTATCAGGACAGCCGAGGGACGCCGTCGGAGTGGTAAAGGTGTACTGCACATTGATCTTGTCAACCGGATGTGCTGCATTGAGCGGCGTTTTCCATGTTGCTGTGCAGAGATACCCGCCTGCAGAAGTGCTCTTAGTTGATACCTTGACCGTATTAGCCTGGTAAGGAATAGCGTACACATGGCGCACATAGGCCCACGCTGACGCGCCCTTGGGGCCGCACGCCCTTACTCTGAACCATCTGGTATAGCTCACGCCCTGGTTGATCACGGAGCTGTCCTCTGTGATTGTTACGGATCCGCTTGCCGCCGATCCTGCGTAGGCCGTCCACGCCGATGCAGGCACCTTTGTGCCGTCTGCTATGCTCGAGTTGGCAAGCAGGCACGTGTGGCACTGTACACGCGTAAACCAGCGTTTGGATTCTGAATCGGCTGACACATTCCACGAAAAAACGGTCGCGTTATTCACACTGGAAGAGAGCGCCGCCGTGACCGTGGTCCTGTTCGGGAGTTCAAGAGAAAACTCCTTCGTAGCCCAGGCTGACACGGACGGCGTATAAGTCTTGCCGTTCTCCGTAAAATTCCTTCGGCGGCCTCTGACCCTGAAGTAGATCTTGTCGCAGATCTTAGCAACATAGGGAAACCACGCCGAGGGATCGAGCGCGATATAAGTTTTCGTTTTTACGGTTCCTACTTCGATCGTGGTCCATTCCTTGCCAGGATAGCGGTACTGGAATGTCTGGCCCTGTCCGTAGTCCTTGTCGCCGATTTTCCACTCTACTACAATAGCGTTCGATGTTCTTTTGATTGACAGCCCTGTAGGCTTCTTTGTTGTATATGCAGCCATTAAACTGTCCTCACTTGCTGTTTGTACTCACGCGCGAATCTGGTCGCCCAGAGCTCCGGAGATTCCGCGCCGTTTACTGTCATGTTGATGGTCACGCCGCCGCCGGATGCTTTGGCTATATCCTTGAGCAGAGCGTCATGCCCATACACGATCTCGTCATGCTTCTCACCCGCGCCGAATATTGTCGCGTTTTTCAGCAGGAAAGGTACATTCGTTGCCTTGTCGTACCAGCTCGTGCTCACCCAGGGAGTAGATCCGGATGCCGCGTCGAAGCTGCCGTACATGGAGAAGTGCGGGACCGCGATGTGCTGCTCGAAGCTCAGGTCCGTATTTGCGAACATGGCTTCTAATCTGTTCAGCCCCGTCTGTGCTGCGCTGCATGCTTCTCCGATCTCGCTCGTCATAGTCGAGCCGAGCTTCGCGCTCCTGATCGAGCTCGCCGCAGCCGTCATCGTGGTCCTTGTGTTGTTCCCGAAAGCGCCGATCGATTTAGAAGCATTATTAGAGGCGGAATTGACCCCGCTGAACGCCGAGGTAAGTGACTTGATCTTGCTCGCCGCGTCTCCGGCCCCGTCTGCCGCCTTCGTGATCTTGCCCACGCCGTCAGCTGTAGCGCCAAGAGACGCGCCGAGGTCAAGGACGTTCGTGTCTTTGGTAAGACCGACCACTGCTCCGGTCAGCTTCTCGAAGCCTGTGCCAGCGTTCAGAGCCGCTTCGCCCATGCTGTCGAATATTCCTGCTACCGCGCCGAGAACGCCCTCCACGCCGCCGGAAATGGCATCTATGACTGACGTTATCCCGTCGCTGATCGTGGTGATCGTACCGTCGACCGTTTCGCCGACATTAGTCACGACGCTGTTGATCTGCTCGGAGTTGTCGGATACGGTCTGCACCAGATCGCTGACCGCGACTGTTACCAGTGCGATCCCGGCGCTGGCTATTGCCACGCCCGCGCCGATCTCCAGCATCGCAGTTCCGAAAGCGATAAAGCCTACCGCGCCAGCCGTGAGAGCGGGCCCGCATAAGGCAGCTACTCCCATCAGAGCCGCGATTCCCACCGCCATACCGGCGAGTACTGCGATCGCCGGCGTGCCTGCCTCAGAGATCCTTATAGCCGCATCAGCCAGCACCCAGACCGCAGCCGCAGCTATGAGCAGTCCGCCCGCTGCCGCTATCATCTGGAGAGCTCCGCCGGCCATCGTGCCAAATGAAGCACCGGCAGCGGCCACAGGAGCCTCAGCCGCCGCAGCAGCTCCGCCCAGTCCGCCGACCGTACTGACCAGTCCACCAATCCCGCCGGCGATCGTGCTGATCCCGCCGATGACCTTGCCGCCGATCACAAGCAGAGGACCTGCTACCGCAGCGATTCCCGCCGCTTTTATGATCAGGTCCTGCATCTCAGGCGAGAGGCCGTTCCATGCAGTGGTCAGTTTCTCCACGTTATCGGCGACGCCTCCGAGAATGTCCACCAGCATCGGCCCCGCGGATTCTACCAGATCCGCGCCAAGAGACTTGAGGTCGTTCAGTGTGGTCTGAAACTCGTCCATTGGACTTAACGTTCCCTCGAACGTGTCACTGACTGAGCCCTCAAAATCACCGAGGGATGACGAAAAGTCGGACAGGTTCAGTGTACCGTTGCTGACCGCGTTCTCGATCGCCGCGCCAGCTTTTGATCCGAAGAGCTCATACGCTGCGGCGAGCTTGTCGGATTCGCTCGCATTGGACTGCATGACCTCGTCAAAGCTCGACAGCGCATCGCCAAGGCTTACGCCATCCTTCGCCGCGTTCTTCATCGCGGTCTTGAGGCCCATCATCGCATTTGATGTGTCAAGGCCTGCCATAGATGCAGATCCCAAGAATGCCGCCGCCTCTTCTGCACTCAGCCCCATCTCCTGGAACTGCTTGGCATTAGCCGCGACCGTATCAGCCAGTGTCCCGACGTCAACGCCTGTCTGCTGGCCTACCGTGTTCAGTGCATCGAGGATCCGGCCCGCGTCCTCAGCTTCAAGGCCGAAGCCAGCCATCATCTTCGAGACGGAATCGACGGATCCGGACACGCCCTGGTCGTTGATCTTTGCAAATTTAACAAACTGCCCGGACAGCTCCTCCAGCGCTTCTCCGGTAACGCCGAAGCGCGTGTTGACTTCGCCGATCGCGGCACCCGCCGTCTCGAAATCTGTCGGGATGTCTCCTGTGATGTTCTTGAGGATCTGCGACATACTGTCGAGCGCTTCGCCGGAGGCTCCTGTCTTGGTCACGATCGTGTCGAGACCTGCGTCGACCTCTTTCCAGGCTGCTACGGATGCGGTGCCGACTGCCATGATCGGAGCGGTCAGCCCCTTAGTCAGTGCAGTGCCGGCGCTCCCCATCTTCTTCGAGATGGCTTCCGACATTTTAACACCGGCCGCTTCGCCCGCCTTCTGTCCGGCAGGCTCTGCAGCTTTAGATAAATCTTTAGTTATAGTCTGTTGTGCCCCCGCCATGACGGGAGTGACCGTTATGGTCGCCTGAGCAATTTCTGGCATGATATTGTGCCCTCTTCTTATCGAACCACTTGTGGAGCTCGTCCGGAGGAAGCCCTTTCGATCCGATCTTCTTTTCGTCCTCCGGGCTCTTCTTCCACGGCCTCGGATAAGGCTTGATTGTCTTCGCCGGCTTCTTTGATCCTATAGCTACCAGATTCGCATTGATCTGCGCCATTAGATCCCAAAGGTCAGCCAGGATCATATTTGTCTTTAACCGGCTCGACCATTGGTACGTATCCGGCGCGATCTCGCTCATAAGAGCCGAATCGGGTTCGATATATGCAAAAAAAGCACCGAGCGCATCCCAGCTTAGGGAGCGCCCGATGTCTTCAATTTCATGTCCTGTCTTAACTAACAGGTCGTGCTGTATTGCCCCACGATGCTCTTCTATCTGCTTCGCGAGGCTGATCATTCCCCCGTGGACTTACCCGCCGCCTTGTTTGACGCTTCGATCCACGCCTTCGTGATCGCGTTGTAGTCATCGATCGTGAGCACCTCTGCCACTTCCGGAGACAGGTGCTTTGCGATGAATTCCTGCGTGCCCTTGGCCGTATTGAGGGGAAGCATCTCACTCGGCGTCAGAGATCCTGACAGCGGGATGTGGAAGGATTCCTCCCCAATATTGACCTTGAGCGTCTTCGCAGGTTTTTTTCTTAATGTGAATTCTGCCACGTTTTACTCCCTTTTGAAAATAAGGCTTACTCGCCTTCGTCTACGATCATCTGGAATCCATCACCAAGAGCGGAGATGGTAGGCGTCCAGTTAATAGCGCTGCCGGGTGCGAAAGACACATTGTCGACAGCTGTGACCTGACCGTGTGTGCAGCCGATCGCGATCATGCTGTCTCCGTCCTTCATAAGCCACAGGAACGCTTCCTCTTCCGGAAGGTCTGCAGCGGACAGGTTGACATTGATCAGGGCGCCGTGGGAGCCGCTGACTGCTGCAGCGGTAGTCACATTGTCGGAGCCGACAACAGTCTTGAGCGCTTCCTCAGTGGTATCCATGATGGGAGACTGGATCGTCTCACCGTGCTCTGTCATAATGACGCGCTTAACGACGTTTGCCCAGTTGCGGAGCACCTGTGTGCTCTTGTCAGTTGTCAGAGTGATGCCCTGATCGGATACGTCGCCAACCGCTACCCATGCCTGTGCGAGGGTTTCTGCGGGATATGTCGGAAGCGCCGTGCCGGCGGGAGCATGATAAAACATACCGGTCGCAAGACCAAGTCCTAATTTAACATCCATGAGTTATACCTCCATAGATTGCTGATGTGCAACGATGGAAAGTCTCGCCGAGCACATCGCCAGATCCGGCCTGACGGGGTCATTCCCCCAGGAGCCGGAAGAATTTACAGTAACATAGCGCAGGGCAGTGGTCTGCTCCCGCGCTACTTGTTTGAGAATCGCTATTGCCGTGTTGAGATAGTCGATCGCCTCCGCCTCGATCTTCGCGCGGGAGTCCAGCACGACCTCGAACGTGTCGATCGTCTGGGCGTCAGTCCCGCCGACCTGAGTCACGAGGATGTTGGGGAGGCTATAGTCTGCGGGGAGCGGCCTGCAGTATGCCGTCTGACGCGGTGCGAGGGCAGTGCGGACCTCATCCTCAATATCGACTGATTTGTTTATGGTCATCCTGTCACCGCCTTACTCAGTATCTTGTTCTCGGCCTCTTCGGCCGAGGTCTCTGCGTCATTTGCTACTACCCGCCCGATCGGACGAGTCACGCCATACATCGAGTCCTTGAATCGCGGCTCGTTGCTCATCTCGACGTGGAATCCGGAGCCCTTTGTCACGTATCCGTTCGCCCTTCCGGCGATCTTCTCGGTCTCCGACTCGACCATGCCG